GGAGAGAAAAGGCGGCACGAACGCAGAGGTGGTAACCGATGGCGACAGCTGACAATTTTGCGGCCGCTGTTCAAAAGATACTCGATGATTACAAGGACGGCATTATTGTCGGAACGGACGAACTTGTTAAAAAGCTCTCACAGAAGGGAGCAAAGCAAGTCAAGGCCAACTCCAACTTTGGCACGGGTGCATACGCAAAAGGCTGGAAAAGCAAAGTAGAAAAGACCCGTCTATCTACAACGGGAATCATCTACAATGAGAAATCCGGTCTGCCGCACCTGCTCGAGAACGGACACGCACTGCGTAACGGGGGACGAGTGGCTGGACGGACACACATCGCACCGGTCGAGGAAGAGTTGGTGAAAGAATTTGAACAGGCGGTGAAGGATTTAATATGACATACTTAGCTGTATATCAGATTGTATCGGGAATAGAGCTGACCCCAGCTGTGGGAGAGACACCGGCGACCTACGTACCGGCGGCCTATCTCCAGTTTCCGGAGGACGACCCGAACAACCCAGCACCGCCTCCTCCTTTTATCTGCTATTACTACACGGGCGACAACGACCTTAAAGCAGACGATACCAACTACTCGCACATAAGACAGCTCACGATAGAGCTTTACTGCGACAACAAAGACTTTACACTCGAATCTGCCGTTGAAAGCGCCCTTAACTCTCATGGCATTGTTTACTCAAAATATGAGGAGTATATCTCCTCCGAAAAACTTTATATGACGACCTACGAAACGGAGGTAGTAATCACAAATGGCTGATACCAATACCATTAAGTACGGCATAAAAAATTGCAAGTATGCTGTAGCGACCATATCCAGCACCGGCACGGCTACCTACGGGACCGTTAAAGACCTCAAGGGTGCCGTCAGCATCTCCCTCGATGCGCAGGGTGACACCAACAAATTCTATGCGGATAACATCGTGTACTTCACCTCTGTGGCCAACAACGGCTACGAAGGCGACCTCGAACTGGCGAAGGTTCCGGATGACTTCTACACGGACTGCCTCGGATACATCCGTGACGCTTCCGGTGTTCTCGTTGAGGACGCAGGGGCCACTCCCGCACACTTCGCACTGATATTCCAGTTTGAAGGCGATGTGAACGCAAAGCGCACTGTGCTCTACAACTGCGTGGCATCCCGCCCTTCGCTGGCAGGTTCCACGAAAGAGGAATCCATCGAGCCGCAGACCGAGACAATCAGTATCACTGCAACAACGATACACAATTCCGTACTCGACAAGGACCTCGTAAAAGCGTCCTGCACCGAGACGAGCGCCAGCGCCGCTTACAACGGCTGGCTGAGCGCTGTGTATCAGACAACCACGACCTAATAGGTCATAAAGGAGGCAAATTATGTTATACGAAAAAGTAAAAATCGGCAACGATGAAGTGACGATGTGCTTCTGCGGTTCCGTTATCAAATGCTATGCGGATGTTTTCGGTGAGGACTTCCTCAAAGCAATAACCAAAGATGCGACCGACATGAGCAAGTATGTCCAGATGGGTTTCATCATGGCAAAGTTTGCGGAGCTGAACAAACGTGACGCTGTAAGCAGACTCACGCAGGATGACTTCTATGACTGGCTGGACAAGTACACCACAGGCGACCTCGTTATGGCTGTCGAGAAGATAGCAACCTTGTTTATGAAGGAAAGCGAGGGCACCGTTGCCGCAAAAAAAAATTAAGGCCGACTGACCGGCCATTAACTACACCTTTGTTCCTCCTCCGTGTGTTTCAGATGGGACTGTCCTTAAATGATTTGGACAGTCTCGCATACGGGACTGTCAACGACATGATGACGGAGGCAAGCAACGATGATGCAAAATATAACTATGTAGCCACACAAGACGACTTCGACAGGTGGTGACTCAATGGCAAAAATAGCAGGTATAACCATAGAGCTGGGAGCTGACGCAACCGGTATAGAGAAGGCACTAAAGGGTGTCAACTCCACGCTCAAGACTACACAGGGCAACCTCAAAGATATAAATAAACTGCTGAAGCTGGACCCGAAGAACACGGAACTGCTGACGCAGAAACAGAAAAACCTCAAGGACGCAATCAGCCAGTCAAACGAGAAACTGAAACAGCTCCGAGAGGCACAGAAGCACGTTAAAGAAGGCACCGCCGAGTGGGATGCGCTTCAGCGTGAGATAATAGCGACTGAGCAGGACATTAAGAAGCTCGAAAAAGAGCTGAAAAACTTCGGTTCGGTCACAGCGCAGAAGCTAAAAGCGGCTGGCCAGCAGATGAAGGACTTCGGCAACAAGGTCCAAAGCGTAGGCCGTGAACTGTCGAAAGTCAGCGCAGTGGCGGCAGGTGCTCTTGCGGCGCTCGGCAAGGTGGCATACGGTTCCATGCAGAGTGCTGACGAGCTGGCGACGCTGTCGAAGCAGACCGGTGTATCGACCGACACGCTACAAAAGTGGAGCTATGCCGCAGACCTCGTGGATGTTTCCGTCTCGGATATAACCGGCGCTCTGAAGAAGCTCAAGAAGGGCATGGGAAGCGATGCGAAGGTGTTCGAGGAGCTGGGTGTTTCCACCAGAAACTCGCACGGCGAACTGCGTAACGCTGAATATGTCTTTTATGACACTCTAAAGGCCCTGTCTAAGATAGAGAACGAGACCGAGCGAGACACCAAAGCTATGGAGATATTCGGCAAATCTGCGGATGATTTGGCCGGTATTATAGACGATGGTGGGGCGGCGCTGGCGGCATACGGCAAAGAGGCACAAGATGCGGGCCTCATCATGTCAGCGGATATGATAGGGACCCTCAACGATGCTAACGACTCCGTGGACAAACTCAAGGCGAACATGAGATTGTCGTTTGCACAGCTGGGCGGCACCTTGATAGAGAAATTCGGACCGGCGCTGGAAAGCGTGGCCGGTTTTATCGAACAGCTGACCGAAAAGATAAGAAACCTCACACCGGAACAGGCCGAGACTATCGTAAAGGTTCTCGGCATTGTTGCTGTCCTCGGGCCGCTTGTGACCATGATAGGAACCATTATAACCGCCATAGGCGCACTAATGACCATAATACCGCTGTTGATGGGACCGGTTGGAATCGTTCTCGCTGTTATCGCTGTTCTGGTAGCTAAAGGGATTTGGCTTTACAAGAACTGGGACACCATCAAGGCGAAAGCGCAAGAGCTGTGGTCCAACGTGGTAGCGGCATGGAACGGCATAAAAGCGGGAGTGCAGAACGCTACCAATGCGGTGGCGCAGTGGGTTGTAGACAAGTGGACCGCAATCAAGGACGGTGTTTCGACTGCGGCCAATGCCGTTAAAGATGTGGTGACGGCGGCATGGGAAGGCCTCAAATCTGTCGTCAGCGCTATGGTGGACGGCATACGTGCGAAAATCCAGAGCATGATAGACAAGTTCAATGCCGCAAAAGATGCAGTCAAGAACTGCATTGACAAGCTGAAATCGATATTGAGCGGCGAACTGAAATTCCCACATATCAAAATACCGCACTTTAATATCAGCGGCGGTGTTCTCCCGTGGGGTATCGGTGGACAGGGTACACCGCCTCAAATCAGCGTTGACTGGTACAAAAAAGCATACGAGAACCCCGTCCTGTTTACTTCCCCGACTGTATTGCCTACTATGGGCGGTTATAAGGGATTTGGAGACGGGTCCGGTGCTGAAATAGTTATGTCGCTGGAGAAACTGCGTGAACTTGTAGCAGACAATAATCAGCCTGTCGTGGTTCAAGTGGCGCTCGAAGGCGATGCAAGAGGCCTGTTCAAGGCGGTTCAAAAGACCAACCTCGTGAGGACAAGAGCAACGAACTACAACGCACTGGCGGTGGCAACATGACAAATCTGTTTCTGATAAATTCAACAGACTGCACTCCGTGGGAAGACACCACAAAGCACTCCGTCAACCGTGAGGATGTTTTCGAGGAGTGGACGGACGGCAACTGGATAACGCACCGAGTAATTGCACGTACACGGATAAGCGGGACCGTGGTGCTCAACTTCGCAAAGGAATCAGACTTCACCAACTTTATGACCTTGATGACCACGGCAAGGAACGCAAACGGGTACTACCCGATACAGGTGTGGTGTTCCAATACCAACACGAACGAGACGCTCAATGCCTTCCTTGACATTTCCGGAGACACTCAATGGGATGTGACGGCCCCGATTAAACACCACTCCATAACGGTCTCGATAGTGCAGAGGTGAGTGTATGCTAAATGTTCCAACCAGCGTTAAAACGCTGTTCCAGACGGACGGAGTGCGGAAGAATTTCCGTGTACACTTCCCGAACGGTGAAATGGCCGACATCACGAACGACAATGTGGTGTCGGAAAGCGTAAAGTTCACTGAATCGCTTTGCAGTCAAAGTACATTCAAATTCGGTCTTGCCGAGGCCTCTGTGCTCGAGTTCGAGACTGTCGGTGTCGCCAATATGTACGGCATGACGATAGAGGCATCGTGTGAGATTGACTGCTCCTCCCTGTCGGCCGGTGACAAATCTGCAATAGCGGCAGGGACATGGGACGGCACATGGGATGCGGTCAATGAGGTGTTTGCAGTTCCTTATGGGACTTTCCGTGTGGAGAGCTGTCCGAGGAATCACGGTGCGATGGCACATAGGCAGGTGACGGCATACTCTCCGAGACTGACCAACACAAACCTTACTTCGGAATTTGATTCGAAGAGGAACGCATTTCATGCCCTATTTAATTCCGAAAAATATAACCTTTGGTACTACCTTTATGCACAAATAGGGTGCTACAATCCTGCATTTCTCAGCAATTCCATGACTCGCTCGGTCTTGTATGACGAGAACAACATGAACACGGCTACAGTCACACTTGCGGGTGGATGGAACAACAACCGCCACATGAAAATGGTGCTGACGACATTGAGTATGCCTCCAAGCGCACCATATTGGTCTGATACGGACATCATTGGTGTGGACATTGGTGGGATAGACCTCAAAGGAGCTTATGACTGGGTAGTTGAAAACTGTGCGGCCTATGATGTTCCCGATGAAATCCTAAATCCTGTTGGAAAATTTACCGAGCGGGCAGGATGGTATTTTTCGATTGGAAATCAATGGGAGATTGTAGACTCAAGGCTAAAGGGCGGCATTGAGATGTATGACTCAGTGCCAGCTTTGTATCCATATTTTCATGTGACAGCGACCCACATCACCATCCCCATCAGCATTGATTTGAGTGTGGACGGGCCAAATGACACACCAATCGTCACATATCACACGGAGTGCGATACGCCACCAGTTATTTATAAATACACTCCGAACATCACACCGCCGACCATTCAAATGACGGCACAATGCACAGGAGAGGAAACCGTCTCATATAATGGGAGCGGGTACAAGGTAACACGCACAGGCTATTCTTTTACAGATGCCATTGACTTTGTCGGACTTATGACCGGCTTGTTGGAAATTAGAGCCATGTTTGCACAGGCAAAACGAAATGGAGCCTTTGACTTCCTGCGGCTTAGTAATTCCTCACCTATAGCGATAGGGCCGTCAGAGTATTCGGAGTGCTGGTGGGATGAGTTCAATGTCGAGCCGATAGGGTCTGTAATCGTCAACTACGTAGACTCAGAAAAAAAAGATAATACTGCATCTGTATCAATTGGCAACGGCGCAAGCGTGTATGACATGACTGGGAATGAAGTGCTGAAAGACATAACAGGGAGCAGTTTGTACATGATAAAAAACAGAATACAGACTGACTTTAAACCGTATGTGGGTGCTGTCGCATTTACTCCTATCGACCTAACGATGCAAGGGTATCCGTGGATTGAGGCGGGGGATGCGATACAAGCAACGGCAGAGGATGGCGCTGTTGTAAACAGTTATGCGCTCCGCATTGAAATGAGCGGGATTCAGCACTTGCAGATGGCTGTCACAGCATCTGGCGGTGAAATCATAGGGGAGGTGTGATATGGGAACTGCTTTCCAATACGGGAGAGGAATAGGAGCAAACCCTGTCGGCCCCCCTTCATTGCAGTATGTGGCGGGGAATCTGCTTGACGATGGAACGACAACCGACACGCTCACGCTTGAAGCTGGATGCATTTATCTCCTATTCACGAAGGAATACAATCACTCCACAGGTTTGTACAGAGGAGCACATATTCGTTATGTGGTAGCACCCGAGGAAGACAGATTTGGCACGGATGCTCCGTCATTGGGAACGGTTTCCAGTTCAACAAACTCTGGAGTTACAATAACGGCTAACGCTGACAGCACTGTGTCAATTAAACAATCGTCAAGCACTTACGATGTAAGATATGCACTGTATAAGGTGGGACTATGATGGAACCTATTATTGTAAGCGTAAGTAACGTTAATAAGTTTGGCTTCGTTATCCACGGAGAGAACCTTGCAGAGCAGTTCGGCTTCGACTTCACCGAGTGGGTCGAGGCATACGGAGCCGGTACTATCAGCATGAGGCTCCGTAGGAACGGAGATGCGAACCCGTACCCTGTGATACTCACAACCGAGGGTAACATAGCGATATGGTCACCGACCGAGACAGACACGGCACGGAGCGGCCTTGCGAAAGCACAGCTGATTTATACTGCCGGTGAGACAATAGCAAAGACTCTCGTTTTTGGTGTACGAGTGGCTCCGTCTCTCGGCCCTACTACCGACCCACCGGAACCTTTCGAGGACTGGCTCGACCAGCTGACCGACCTTGCCGCAGAAACACAGCAGAACGCAGAAGATGCCGCACAGAGCGCAACCGATGCTAACGAGGCAAAGGGCGAGGCAATACAGGCAAAAAACGATGCTGTGACGGCAAAAGGGGAAGCGGAAGAAGCAAAACGCAACGCAGTAACGGCACAGGGCAAGGCAGAAGAAGCACAGCATAATGCAGAAGAGGCTGTCGCACACTATCCAAAGATAGAGAGCGGGTATTGGTATGTGTGGCAGAATGACGGATGGGTAAACACAGGAGTAAAGGCTGAAGGTTCTGACGGCATAGGCATCACAAGCATCACTTCGGTTAAGTCAAGCACGAGCGGTCTTGTTGACACCTACACCGTGACTGTCACATATGACGATAACAATACCGATACATATACCTTTACTGTTACAAACGGGCGAGATGGCACGGACGGCATCACTCCTACCGTCACCGTTACCTCTATCACAGGCGGTCACAACGTAGCCTTTTCCTACGGCACAGGTGACCCACGGAATACGGACTTCGATGTGATGGACGGAGAAGTATCCACGGCAGACCTCACCGCCGTAGCGAATAGCAAAGCCCCCGTCATCATAGACACCGCAAGCGGCTCAATCGCCAGTTTCCCCGATGGTGCGGATGATATGCCGATGAAGCAGATTGTGGGGGAGATAGTGCCTGTGCAGGATTTGAACGGGTATGATAATCCGTGGCCTGCGGGGGGTGGGAAGAATATGATAGACTCCTCTACCAACATTGCGGGTTCAATTATCACTTCAACTGGCGGCAAAAATGATGTGTCCGACCAAAATATCTCTATTACTTTGTTTATCCCTGTTGAGCCAAGCACAACCTACACGCAAAGCGGATGCGGGAATGTTAATGCCTATGCTTCAAAGCGAGGTGCAGAATACTCAAGCGAAGATTTAAGCACGTTCACGCAAAGCATTGATGGACAATATGCGGACGGAACTTTTACAACAGGCGCAAACACGCACTATGTTCGTCTTAATGTCCTAACGGCTAATGCGGGAACTTGTATGCTTGAAAAAGGCTCTACCAAAACTACTTATGCCCCCTACTCCAACATCTGCCCCATATCGGGATGGACAGTGGCGAATGTGACGAGGACGGGGAAGAATCTGTTTGCGGGGGATATTCGTGGCGGGTATATCGAAACATCACACAAAATTGCACAATATAGCCAAACGGGAAACGCATGGAAACTTGCGGTTATGCCTTGCAA